ACTGCTGATCAGAAACAAGTTCAGATTACTTTACCACGTATATCATTTGAGATCAGTGGATTTTCATATGATAATGCAAGGAAAGTATCCCCTACTCAGATAATTAGACACGTAGGTACTGATGACAAAACAAGAAAGACATTTATGCCTGTGCCTTATAATGTTGACTTTGAGTTAGCGATCTTATCTAAGAATCAAGATGACGGTTTACAGATTCTAGAACAGATACTACCAGTGTTTCAACCAATGTTTAACATCACAGTTAATTTGGTAGATGCTATTGGTGAGAAAAAAGATTTTCCTATCACATTAAACTCAGTTAATTATGAGGATGATTATGAAGGTGATTACACAACACGTAGAACATTAATCTATACGTTGTCATTTACCGCTAAGACTTATCTATATGGTCCTGTCACTGACACGACTGATAAGCTTATCAAGAAAGCAATCGTTGATACTCACCTTAAGGTTGATACAACTGCTGCTCGTGAAGTTAGATACACAGTCACACCAGATCCTATTACTGCTGAGGCTGATGATAACTTCGGATTCAATGAAATTTACAGTGAGTTTACTGATGCAAAAGCCAGAGATCCAGTCACAGGAACCGATGTCGATGTATAACGGCATTGAGGATGCCCTCGATGTTGAAACATCCATTGTACCTAAAGAGAAAACAGAAGTCGTTAAACCTGCTATGGTTGAGCAGATTACTAAGGACTATGAGTATACTCGTGGAAATTTATATTCACTTATTGAAAAGGGACAAGAGGCTGTTGATGGTATATTAGAACTTGCTCAGGAATCAGATAGTCCTAGAGCATATGAAGTTGCTGGTAATATGATTAAGAATATAGCAGACACCACAGACAAGTTAATGGATCTGCAAAAGAAATTGCAAGAAGTAGAAGAAGGTCCAGCGAACCCTCAGAAGAACGTTACTAACAATACTATGTTTGTTGGTTCTACTGCTGATCTTGCGAAATTCCTGAAGTCGCAACAGGATAAATAGTCTAGTAAAAGGAATCAAGTCACAATGTCAGTCTTAAATGTATTAGATACTCAGACAGTGAGTGGTTCAGGAACTGCATACATTGTGGTCAAGTCTGGTGTAGTTCGTGCTTACGCTGCATCTGCATCTTCAATACAATTCGATGCTGGTCCTGCTGTAACTCTCGCTGCTGGAGAAGCAATTCTCCTCTCCGTTGGAAAGTCAAAGAACGTATCAATAACTGGTGCTTCAGATGCTGCTACCTGTGTATTCACAGTTGGTGGTGTAGGTGCTGGTCAACGTCATAACTTTGCAGTAGGAGATTACATTCAAACTATAGATGGTGGTGACACCGACGGATTTGTTGCAGCATTTGAAACTGCTGCTTCTGCTGGAAAGAAAGTCACTGCTGTTACAAACACCACAGTAACAACTGATTACGATTCATCTTCTGCTTCTGCAGCATATGCAATCAGTGAAGCAGATGTTATTGCAAACAACGTTCCTCAACTTCAAAGAACAGTGAAACTCACTGCAGGATCTGCTGATGTTGTAGTTGAGCAAGTACAAATTGTTGGTGGCTAATGGAAACTACTGGTCAAACCGATCCTGTATTAAAGAAGAAAAAGCAGTTGTTAGATAAGAAGCAACTACAGTTAAATCTTCGTAAGATACAACTTCAACGCAAAACAGTTCAAGCTGGAGGTGAAACCGATATGCGTACAGAGAAACGTGTAATGTCCTTTAAGCAGTTCATAGCTGAAGGTGGATTGGCACGTGCTATCAGTAAATCTAATACAAAGGTTACTGGACACATCAGTGCTGACAGGGGTTCTGACGAAAAGAAGAACCGTGAGAAGCGTAAAGGATTAGAGAAAGACCTTAAGAAGAAGGGTATTGGATATAAGAAGGGAGTGGGACAGTACAAGTATGACGATGGGAAAACTGGCACAGAGGTGTCCTACCATACGTCAAAACCTGATAAAATGTCTAAGCGACGCTTTGGTAAGCTAAGTCGTAGGCTCGGTCGTAAACACGGTCAAGAGTCTGTTATTACAAAAGATAAAGACAAATCTGCCAAATTACATTATACTGATAAGAGTGGTAAGAAATCCGAGTCTCTCGGTAAGACAAAAGCTGGTAAGCATCCTGGTGGATATGGTGAAACATCTTCTACCAACGTGCGATCTGGTAAACTACCCAAAAAGGTCAAAGACCAAAAACTACACTATGACAAATAAAGATTACGATGATTCCAACTGGCGAGAGGAAATGCAATCCTACGCTAGTGGACCTGAGTTAACACTCTTGATAGATGGACCTAAAAGTCTTGCACAGTCTTGGCATATGGGTGCATTGTATAACAAATGGAAAAAAATGAAGGGTTATAAAGACCCTGAACCACCAGACTGTCAATCATCTTTTAAGGAGTGGAACGATGGAGTTAAAATGTAAATACTGTGGACTTATTGTTCCTAGTACAAAACCTAATCCTCAAAAATGGTTACAAAAGCACGAGATGAATTGTGCTCGTAACCCGAATAACAATAAAAGAAACGGACCTATAGGAACAGAGTAATGAACAAAGTAAAGGAGATCGCAGTCAAGATTAAGGACTGGGATAAAGCACTTGCTAAAAAAATTCAAACCAAATTTAACTTAACTGATTATCAGATGTTATGCCTTGCTTTTGGTAAGGGTTTCATCATCGGTGCTATTCTTCTGTAGCACTCTGATCTAAATACTTTATTATGAGTCCAGACAAAAATCCAGAAAGGTTCTATAACAAAGAACAAGTCGATATGCTCATCCAAGCTGCTGTTGCTGAAGCACACGAAATGGATGAAGCTATTATGGCAAAGCATAACCGAGAAGCAACTATCATTAGTATGATTCTCGGTTTTACTTGTCTTGCACTATTCATTGATGGTCTATTAAGGATCCTTGGTATCATCCCACCCTTTATGGATTTGGATGTTAACGTCATTGATGATATAATAGAGAAAGTTGAACAAGACATTTTACCCATAGTTCAACAAGCTAAAGGGTACATACCAAAAATTTGATTATGACTTATCAATCACCACCACCTTCTTGGGATAAAAAGAGAAACCAAGTGAAGAGTAAATTCTATTACATATTCTGGGGTATAGCTACCTTCTCTGTTGTAGCAGGTCAATTATATGTTGGATCTGGATACAGAGACTATGCTAAATCACTCAATAGGTTGTTCGATACAATAGAACTAGAGGTTACAACACCTCGTCCTAGATTCTATTAAGAGATAATTAAATTAGTAAATAACTATATCGGTGCCAATTATGGCGTTCGAGGATATTAAATCTTTATACGAACTTACTGAAGAGAACTACAAACTCCAAGATATGATTCAAATCTACCAAGAAGAGATCGTAAAACTTGAACAAGAGAAAGACGTACTCAAAGCAGAAGTTACTTTTTTGCGTCAACAGCTCGAGTACAAGACTTTAGGTCCACCAATACATTCACAAGACATTAAAAAAGACCCTAGATAGGGTCTTTTATTTTGTAAATTTTTAAAGAGATCTATGCAAGGACTTCCCTGCAGATACGTTTACAGCTAGCGTGTTCATCCTCACACTCAATCAAACAGTCAAAGTAGTCGTCTATATTCTCCTGGGTTGAGTTTTCTCTGTGATTCCATTCTGCCATTTGATTAAAATTAAGGATACTGTGTGACATTTTTGACTCCAAACTGGACAACATAACAAAGTAACTTTGGTTACATCTTGTTCTCTCCAAGTCTACCATTATTTAGACAAAAAGTGTCTGTATTTACTGATACAATTTAATAAAAATTTATGCCTACGAATAAATACCTACACACTGCATAGGTTCGTATGGTCTGGGTTATCCGTCTATACGTATGGACGGCTATTTTTATTGGATTAGTAAATCTTTCAACCTTCGCATATATAGAATGATAGTCTGGTCAGTAATTTGGATGGTTGGAATCCTTATCGTAGCGGTAGGGGTGGTTCTCGTATACATATTTCAGTACGATAATTGGTATCCTAATTATGGGCAAGATGACACCACCAAGCAGAAAGAGCTGCTATAACTTTAGAGTAACGGAGATTAATCGTGTTGTTGACGGCGATACTATTGATGTCACCATTGATCTTGGGTTTGACTTATACAAGAAAGAAAGAGTTAGAGTTGCAGGAATTGATACGCCAGAAAAAAGAACAAGAGACTTGGAAGAGAAGGCACTGGGAATAGATGCAACTAATTGGCTCAAAGGAACGTTAGAGGATACTATTAATGGAGATGATGAACTTACTATACGAACCGAACTTAAAGGTGGTATGGGTAAGTACGGTAGGCTTCTTGGCTGGTTATATGTTGGCGAAGACGATGTATCATTGAATGAGCAGATGATCGAAGAAGGTTATGCTTGGGAGTATGATGGTGGTACAAAGAATAAGAACTTCGAAGAATTAAGAGAGATACGTAAAAAATTAGGTACACTCGTTGAAGAACCGACAGAAGGTGATCCACTTCCTGAAGTTGGTGATGGCTTCGTGGGTGGAACAGGTACATCTAACATTGCAGGTCCATTCTAATTTATGGCAGAGAACCAGATATATCTTGGTAACCCGAATCTAAAGAAAGCAAACGTTGCCACAAACTTCACACCTAAACAGGTGAAGGAGTTTATTAAGTGCAGCAAAGATCCAATCTACTTTATTAAGAAGTATATTAAGATCGTTTCTTTGGATGAGGGTGTTATCCCATTTAACCTCTATGATTTCCAAGAGGATATGGTGAATCGTTTCCATAACAAACGATTCAATATTGCTAAGCTTCCAAGACAGTCTGGTAAATCAACGGTTGTAACATCGTATCTACTTTGGTATGTAATTTTTAATCCTAATGTCAACGTCGCAATCCTCGCAAACAAAGCAGCCACTGCAAGAGAAATGTTGGGTCGCTTACAACTTTCTTATGAGAATCTTCCTAAATGGATGCAACAAGGTATTATTGGCTGGAACAAAGGGTCAGTGGAATTGGAGAACGGAAGCCGTCTCTTGGCTGCAAGTACTAGTGCTAGTGCTGTTAGGGGTATGTCCTTTAACGTTATATTTTTGGACGAATTCGCATTCGTTCCGAATAATATTGCAGAGCAGTTTTTTAGTTCTGTGTATCCTACTATATCTTCTGGTAAGTCCACAAAGGTTATTATCATTTCTACCCCTCACGGGATGAATATGTTCTACAAACTCTGGCACGATGCAGAGCGTGGTACGAATGAATACACACATACTGAGGTACATTGGTCTCAGGTTCCAGGCAGAGATGCTGAATGGAAAGAACAAACCATACGTAATACATCAGAGCAACAGTTCAGAGTTGAGTTCGAATGTGAATTCCTAGGATCTGTTGACACATTAATATCAGCATCTAAACTAAGAGCATTAGCTTATGATGATCCTATAACCAGTAGTAAAGGACTTGACGTTTATGAAGACCCTATCCCTGAACATAATTACACAATTACGGTTGATGTGGCACGAGGTATCGATGGAGATTATAGTGCTTTCACTGTATTTGATACTACTACAATTCCTTATAAATTAGTTGCCAAATATAGAAACAATACAATTAAACCCCTTATCTTCCCAGATATTATTGTTGAAGTTGCTAAGGGATATAATGAAGCGTACATATTAATTGAAGTTAATGACGTTGGTGCACAGGTAGCAGACATCGTTCAGTACGATTTAGAATATGAAAATTTATTGATGTGTGCTATGAGAGGACGTGCTGGTCAGGTAGTAGGTCAAGGGTTCTCAGGTGGTAAGGTACAACTTGGTGTTAAAATGAGTTCTACCGTGAAGAAGGTAGGGTGTTCTAACCTTAAAGGATTAGTAGAAGACGATAAAATACTTATTAATGATTACGATACTATCGCTGAACTAACCACCTTCATTCAAAAGGGTCAATCTTGGCAAGCAGAAGAAGGGTGTCACGATGACATAGCAATGTGTTTGGTTATGTTTGCGTGGTTATCTGTACAAGATTATTTTAAAGAACTTCACGACAATGATGTTCGTAAGAGAATGTATGAAGAACAGAGAGAAGCAATAGATGCTGATATGGCTCCATTTGGTTTTATTAGTGACGGTATGGATGATGAATCATTTGTGGATGGAGAAGGAGATCGTTGGCACGTAGATGAATATGGGGATAGAGCATTTATGTGGGAGTACCGTTGAAACAGAGGGAATCATAAATAATTTCAAGACTAATTGATAGAATTTTTCAAGGAGATTTAAACAATGGCATCCACCCAACTTTCGCCAGGGGTTGTTGTACTTGAAAAGGATCTCACTACAGTGGCTAACGCCACACTTGATAATGTTGCGGTGGTAGTAGGTTCCTTTGAAAAAGGTCCAGTAAATAAGATAGTAGATATAACTTCTGAGAAGGAGTTGCTATCTGTATTTGGTAGACCTAACGATTACAACTACGAGTACTGGTACAACGCTGCTCAGTTCCTATTGTACGGCGGTACATTAAAAGTTATTCGTGCGAACTCAACCTCGCTTAAGAACGGAATTGATACTGCTCAGACTACATCTTCAACCTTCAGTGCTAGTGATACTACACTGACTGTTTCAAGTGCAGCTGATATAGCAGTTGATGATTACCTCTTAATTGACGCTGAGATTGTTAAGGTAACAGTGATTTCTTCACTAGACCTAACAGTACAACGTGGACAGCTATCAACTTCTGCAGTTAGTCACGCTGCTTCTTCCTCAATCACATTGATTGAAGATGCTGGCACTTCTACCACAATGAACCAAGGAGGAACCTTGGCTGCTGGTGGAACAACTCTAACCGTTACATCTGTTGCTTCACTTGGTGTTAGTACAAACGATTACATCAAGATCGCTGATGAAATTCTAAGAATTTCTGGAATTTCTGGAAACGACTTGACTGTTGCTCGTGGTGCACTAGAGACCACTGCTGCATCTCAAACAGATGGACAGACAGTTACTAGATTAGCAGTAACTGCTGCTAAGACCACAATCAACGAGACAACTTCTACAGGTGTTACCGTACCTATCATACGTAACCTTGAAGAGTACGAAGCAAACGTTGAGTCTGGTTCTAACGCTTGGAAGTGGGGTTCTAGACATCCAGGTACATACGGTAATTCACTCCGTGTTGTTACTACTGATGCTGGTCCTGATCAAATTCTTTCTCTTGCTCAACCAAGTAGTGCTGAGTGGGAATTCCAAACAACTAGTGCGGTAGCATACAGTGCAGCAAATGCAACTGCTAAGATCTATCGTTACACAGTCGTAGCAACTCTTGATGCTCCTTCAATTTCTGGTGATTTTAATACTGGAGAATTTTGGAGAGCAGAGACTGATGCAGCATCACCTGTAGGTATTGCAGTACAAGGTACTGTAACTGCATATGATCCTATCACTCGCAAGATTGAACTTGCTGTCAATTACTCTCTATCATCTGACGTTCTTGAAGTCGGTGATGTTATTGCTCTTTGGACTGCTGCTTCTGGTGGATCTAAGACTGGAGACAAGGCAAAGGTAAGTGTCATCAACCGTCAGCTACACATTATTAAAGATTCAAACGCTAATAGATTCGAACCAAACTACACCATCGAAGATGACAATGGTGGTGGTTCACCAAATATAACTGTTGCTGCTGTACGCTCTGAGTATGATGAGCGTTATTTCGGTGGTAGTCAGAAATGGAACGCAGTTGCTCCACGTCCTACAACCTCACCTTGGGTTGCTGATCGTGGTGGTGCTGATGACCAAATGCATATCATCATCCTTGATGGAGATGGAAAACTAACTGGTACTCCTGGATCTGTTCTTGAGAAGTTCCTCTTTGTATCTAAAGCAGCTGATGCTAAAGGTGTTCAAGGAGAGACAATCTACTATAAGGATGTCATTAAGAACAATTCACAGTACATATACTGGGGATCACACGAGACCTCAGAGTTGTATGATGTAAATGGATCTGCTAACGGAGATTGGGGACAATCAGGTATTGGTACCCAGTTCGATTTGATTAAGCAACAATTACCAATCAAAACGAATGAAACATCTCTAGGTAGAGAAATCATCGGTACAACAAATGGTTCAACTGTCAAGCACACCATACAAGGTGGTGTTGATGGTTATACCTTAGCACGTGGAGAGATCCTAGCTGCATTTGACCTTGTTGCTGACAAAGAAACTATTGATGTTGACTACATCCTAATGGGTCCATCATTGGCAGACACCAGCGACACTGTTGCAAAAGCACAAAAGATCATTGACATCGCTGCTACACGTAAAGATTGTATGGCATTTATCTCTCCATCACGTGCAGATGTGATTGGACAGAGCGATACCAACGTCATAGTAAATCGTACGATTGATTTCTTCGATCAGTTATCTTCTACTTCTTACGCTGTATTTGATAACAACTACAAGTACATCTATGACAAGTACAACGACAAGTATCGTTATATTGCTTGTAACGCTGACCTTGCAGGACTAACATTAAGCACAACTCTGAATTCAGAAGCTTGGTTCTCACCTGCAGGATTCAATAGAGGTCAGTTAAGGAACGCAATTAAATTAGCATATTCTCCTCTAAAAGATCATAGAGATCGCTTGTATGCTGCACGTATTAACCCAGTAGTAGCATTCCCTGGTGAGGGTATCGTACTATTCGGTGATAAGACTGCACTATCTTACCAGTCTGCATTCGACAGAATTAACGTTCGTCGTTTGTTCTTGGTACTAGAAGATGCTATCTCAGAAGCAGCTAAGACACAACTATTCGAATTGAATGACGAGTTCACTCGTGCTTCATTCAAGAATATTGTGGAACCATTCCTACGTAGTGTTCAGTCACGTCGTGGTGTAGTGGACTTCCTAGTTGTTTGCGACAGCAGCAACAACCCACCCGAAGCAATTGATCGTGGGGAATTCTTTGCGGAGATATTCGTGAAGCCTACGAGGTCGATCAATTACATCACACTTACCTTCACTGCTACTAGAACTGGTTCTAGTTTCGCTGAAGTAACTAGCTGATTTCAAGAGAACTAATTAAGGAGACACACAAATGGCAGAATCACAACCAGGACAGGTAGAACAATCGGCGGTCAGAGCCCCGATTTTCTCCTTCCGTGACCAAGTAAGGGACTTTGCTCGTCCCAATCTGTTCCAATGTGAGATCTATGCACCTCCTGTCCTACAGGATGGAGTAACACCACAGTCAGGTGGTGTATCAGGATCATCATCAGAAGGAGTAGAGAACGCAGCAGGAGGATCACAACTCAATGCATCAGAAGCATCTGCTTTTGGTACCTTCCTTGTGAAGGCAGCAAACATTCCAGCATCTACTGTTGGAGTTGTTGAGGTTCCCTATCGTGGACGTATGCTTAAGATTGCTGGAGACCGTAACTTTGAACCTTGGACTGTAACCGTACTTAACGACCAGTCATTTAAGTTCAGAGCATTCTTCGAATCTTGGTCAACAAACATCCAAGCATTGCAACAGAATTTCCAGAACTCTAACACCATCGCTGATTATCAGGCAATGGCAAAGGTTAGACAGATGGATAGAAAAGGAAAGATCATTCGTACCTATAGGTTCGAAGGTATTTGGCCATCTAATATCAGTGCTATTGATTTAGATTGGGGTAACAATGACACACCAGAAGAGTATACTGTAGAGTTCCAAGTTCAGTACTGGACATACGATACAGACATCAACACTGGTAACGCTGGATAAGCGGTTCACAACCCTGCTAAATAGTAGGTCAGACAAAACGAGATAGATGTCACAACTTTTTGGTTATTCTCTTGAACGAGCCAAGAAGGGTCAGG